ACAACTACGTCGACATCGCCAATGCCGGGCGGCCCGACGAGGCCTGGACCCACGAGCACGAGGCGAGCCTGCCGAGCATTTTCCGCCCCGAGGAATAACGCCACGCGTGGGCTAATCCCACCCGACCGGCCCCCATCGTCGTCTCCCGAGGTCCACCATGAGTGAGAGTAGCGGTTCCGCGCCTGCTGCCCCGGCAGCACCCGCAGCAGCCCAGCCGGCCACACCGGCGCCAGCCACGAACCAAAATGTCGTCAACGCACCCGCGCCGGCCAGCCAGGAAAGCATCAGCCTCTCCGATGCCGGGCGCCTGCTCGCCAGACGCCGCCAGGAAGCCGCACGCGAGGCGCAGGGGCAGGGACAGCCGACAGCACGCCTCAACCCCTCTCCAGCCCCCGCAGGGCCGCCCGGACAGCTTACGGCGCCGGTAGAGTCCAAACCCGCAGCGCCCGCCACCCCCACCGACAGCTACGACACCATCGCCAAAGCGCTGGGATTGCAGGAAGGCGTGCAGCCGCCGGCTCCTGTCGATGGTGCAGCACCAGCCGCCGAAACACCGGCCGACGGCGTCTATACGATCGACGGCCACCGCGTCACCGCCGCCCAGATCAGGACGGCGATGGGCCAGGCCGCGGACTACACCCGCAAGACCCAGGAACTGGCCCAGCAGCGCGCTCAGCTCCAGCAGCAGGCCGAGGCATTGGCGACGGTCTTGCCCCACATCCAGCCGGAACTCGCGAAGCTTGGTGAGCGGCTCCAGGGAGCGACCCCGCCAGACCCCAGCCTGATCGAAAGCGACCCACAGGGCTATCTCCGCCAGTTCGCCGCCTACCAGCAGGCTACGGCTGAGCAACAACGTCTGGGCAGCCTCACCCAGCTCCAGCAGCAGGCGTTCGAGCGTGCCATGACCCAGCAGGTCGAGGCCGGCAACAAGATGCTGAGCGAGAAATACGAGTTCTGGCGGGATGATGCGTCCCGAAGTGCGGTGCAGCGCGATATTGCCAAATGGGCCGAGAGCAAAGGCGGCTACACGAGGCAGGAGCTCCAGGGGCTGTCCGACCCAAGGCATGTCGAGAGCATGATGAAAGCGATGATGTTCGACCGCATGGTGGAAGGCGCCAAGACCACAGCCCCCAAGCCGGTGCAGACCGCACAGGTCCGTGGCGTGCGCCCGCCACCCGCCGCCGCCGCCCAGGTGCAGGCCGCCGAACAGGCGTTCGAGGCACGCCCCAATGCCCGCAATGCGGCCGCCCTGCTCAGCGCCCGCCGCTCCAACGCCAGCAGCAGCAACGGACGGTATTGACGGCACAGTAGATACGCTCGTAGCGTCCCGCCGTCGGTCGAGGGCAGTGGTCCAGCCACCAAGCAACGACCGGGACGTGTAGTCGCAGGACGACCAAGCCGGCTATCGGCACGCAGCGCAGTCGGGATACCGACCAAGCAGCTAAACGCCCGAGTAGCCTCCAGTCAGATCCATTGCGAGCCAGCAATTTTGGTTCAACCGGCACCAGGCGCACCGCGCCGTGCTCAGCAATGGAGTAGACCATGGCCGTTCCCGCAATGGGAGCTGCACCGTCAGGCACATATGTCGAGACTGCAGCTGTTGGCGTTCGCGAAGACCTCGCGGATATCATCTATCGCATCGATCCCGACGAGACACCGCTGGTCTCATCCTGCTCGCGAGTAGGCTCCAAGCAAGTCCTGACCGAGTGGATCGTGCAGGAGTTGAATCCTGCGGCAGACAATGCTCAGCCTGAGGGTTTCACCGCCGTTATGCAGGCGGTGATCAAGCCCATCCGCCTGAACAACGTCTGCCAGATCATCGCCCGCACAGTCGGGGTATCGAATACGCTCCGCGTCGTGGACGTGGTCGGCGGCGAGGACGAGTACAATAGGAATATGGTCCTGCGCGGGATGGAGGTGAAGCGCGACCTTGAGTTGGCCGTCACCTCGCCACTCGTACGCACCATCACCGACCCGAGGCACATGAGCGGCCTGCCCTGCTACACCGCATTCGGCGCGCGTGGTGCCGGTGCTGGCGTTATGCCGATCGGTGACGGCTCCAACGCCGGAACGGCTGGCACGCCCTACGATCTTACGCTGAACGTCGTCAACGCCGCCATCCAGCAGTCCTGGCAGGCCGGTGGTAATCCGACATTGGGGATCATGTCAGGCAACGTGAAGAACTACTTCGCGACGCTCGCACAGGGCGGGACCGGCAACCCGATCGTGGCGCAAAATATCGTGCAGGCGTCACCGACCGGCGAGATGACCATCCAGGGCGCGGTCGATGTCTACCGCACAAACTTCGGCACACTGCAACTCGCACCCGATCGGTTCTGTCCCGCTCACCAGATACTATTGGTAAGTACAGATTACGTGGAAATGGCGCCTTTACCTGAGCGCGACCTAGTGCAACAGGATTACGCCCAGACCGGTGACAACAGCCAGGGTGGAGTTATCTTCGAGGGCTGTATTAGACCAACAGCCCCCAAAGCCCATGCGACGATTTTTGATCTAAATCAGTGAAAGTGCGTGACTATACTTATACTCCATGGAGGCTAGACTGACGAGCAGGACCATCTTGGGTGCGGTCGAGATAAGCAACCAGCTTAAGCAGCCGGCTGCGGTCATCTTTTGCGTATCCCAAGATGAGATTGCACCCACGACACAGCCAGCCACGGAAGTGGCCAAGCCGGTGGCAATGATCGTAATGCATCCCCTTCTTAGGGTCCGGCGGGCCGCCGCACACATCGCAGACCTCCGGTCGTCGCCTTCCAGCCATTGCCTCCAGGTCAAGCGCCCGCTGCTCGCGGTTGCGCTCCTGGTGCCTCTTCTCCTGGGCGGTTATCTCGCCGTTTTCATCCCGAATGTATTTATGATGGGCAGCCCTAAGCTTGCCGCGGTTCTTCTCGCGATAGCGACCCTTGTGCTCGCGAATTGCCTCGGGATTTTCCTGGTGCCACGCTTCGACACGAGCGCGGTTTCTTTCAAGAATTGCCTCACGGTTCTTCAGGTAGTGTTCGCGCGCCTTAGCTTTGATGCGCTCGCGGTTTTTCGCCGCATACATGCGGTTATACGCAGAGACAATTGCTTTGCGCGTCTCATCATCGTTGGATGGCATCAGCTTCGGTCCTCTCCAGTAGGATCGTGGTCAGGGGCGCTGTTGGCTTGGGAGAGCCAGCAACGCCCCGCTTATAGCGGCATCCCGCTATGACCGACAGACCGTTCTTCGAGACCTGGAACCCGGTAACGCAGCGGTCAACCGAGATCGTGACCGATGCGGAAACCGGGCTTCCGGTCATCATCACCTCGCAGAACACCCGTCCCATTGTCGAGAGCGCCAAGCAACTGGCGTCCAACTTCGACAAGCACCGGCCGAACCCGGACGGCATCACCCACGTCGCGCGCATTCCGATGGTGATCTGGCAGCAGCTCCAGAAGCTGGGCATCACGAAAGACCAGAAGGCGCTCAATGCCTGGCTGGATGAGCGCGACAACCGCGTGTTCAGGACCGACGACGCCCGCAAGATTTGAAGGAGACCACCATGGCCAGCCCAACGAAACACGACGCTCCGCATGCCGGTAGCATGAAGCCCACGCCAGGCGTCGGTGGCGCTCCGGCAACCGCTGGGAGCATGACGCCGATGGCGGGGCACGTCGCACAGACGCCCGAGACCAAGGGCGCCGAGCCGACGATGGTCGAGGGTATCGACCCCGTGCTGCTGCATCGCCTCTATCCCGACGCCGACAGCGCCGAGGACGTGGCAGCCAAGGCACTCGCGCAGGGCAAGGAAACCTGGGAGCAGGGCGCGACGCTGGTCGCGGCGCAGCAGGAGCCGATCTGGATCGAGGGCGATCCCGCAGTGGCGCCCCAGGTGATGCCAGGGCAGCCAGCGCCAAAGACCAAGCCATGAGCGGCACCATCGAGCCGGTGCTGGTCGAGGGCCTCGACCAGGTGCTGTTGATACGTCTGTATCCCGAGGCAGAGGCTCTCAGCGCTGCCGGCGATATGGCGCTCGCGCAGGGCGTGGAGACTGCGGCCGCCGGCGCGGTGCTGGAGAGCAGCCAATACGAGCCGGTGCTGGACATCGATGCACCGGAGGGGGGTGGTCCTGACCCGGTGCCCACCACACCCCCGGTCAATGTCGATGTGCCGCATGTGCAGCAAGTCGGCAGCGAACTCACCTGCACCATGGGCAACTGGGAGGGCATGCAAGCAGAGCCGCACAGCTACGCCTATCAGTGGCAGCTGGATGGCGCCGACATAACAGGCGGCACGGCATCGCTGCCTGTCGTGGCGGATGACGTTGGCAAGACGGCAACGTGTGTCGTGAGCGCCACCAATGCGCTGGGAACCACCGCAGCGCCGCCGAGCAACGGCGTGGTGGTGACGGCCCCCTGATGGCATCGCTCGCGCAGCTCCAGGCCGACGTGGCCAGCTACCTGAACCGGCAGGACATCCTGACCAATGGCGTCATGCCGGGCTGGGTGCTGGCAGTGGAAACCGAGCTGGCCGAGACCCTGCGCGCGCGCTGCCAGGTGGCGTCTGCGGTGCAGCCGATCGACGCGCCCTACATCGCGCTGCCGAGTGACTTCGCCACCATGGAGAGCATCAGGGACAACACCACCGGCGAGCTGCTCGTGCTGAAGGACGAGTGGAGCGGACATTGGAGTAACCAATATGCTCCGATCGGATGGCAGCCCTACGACGCCATCACCGCGCTGAGCGGCCCCAGCGTCGCCTACAGGCTGGTGGCGAATTGCATCGAGTTCCTGCCTCACCCCCAGGTGCCAAGCCCTCCAGACCCGTCCTGGGTGCCGCAGAGCGTGCTAATGGGCTGGTATCGCAAGCCGAGGCCGTTAATCCTCCCCACCGACACCAACCCGATTCTTGAGAACCTCTATTCCGTTTACCTTTACGGGGTGATCAAACAGGGTGCGATCTGGGCGCTCGATGATGACCGCGCGACGCAGATGGATGCGCTGTTTCAGCAGGCAGTGACACGGGCGGACTTGGCAAAACAGCAATCGGACTACAGCGGCGCACCGTTGCGCGCGGAAGTCGCGGTGTGCTTCTGATGGCAGTCCTGCAGCGCCTCGCCCTCCGCGGCACGCCCAAAGCCACCAAGGCGGCAGCACGCTACACCCCCGCCGGCGGCGCCGAGCGCTGCGGCATGTGCCGGCACTACGTCCCGTCCAGTTCCTGCGCGCGCATCGAGGGGCCAGTGTCTGCCGCTGGCTGGTGCCAGCTGTATTCACAGCAGGTGACCTGGCGTCCGCGAGCCGGCCAACTCGCCGGGCTCAATCCAGGGCTCATCCCCCCAGGCGTAACCCTCGATCTGTCGTTCATGAGCGCCACGATGCCGCCCAGCGTTACCTTCACACGGGCTAGCGCGGGCACGTATCTCGATTCGACCGGCACGCTGCGGACGGCAGCCATCAACGCGCCACGCTGGGACTATGACCCGGTGACCCATGCACCGCGCGGGCTGCTGATCGAGGAGGCGCGCACCAATGTGCTCTTCCCCTCCGTGATCGGTGGGTCATGGGGGCCACTCGGCGCTGCTCTTGGCGGCTCGGTCACAACCCCAGACGGCGCCACATCCACCACAGCGCTGGTCGGCGCCATCGACACCACGAACTCAGTGCGACAGTTCTACCTCTCAGGCATTCCAGTCTCAGCGACCACGACCTACACGCTGACGACATTCTTTAAGGCGGGCCCGGTCAATGCCTACTTTCAGATCAATGTCACTGGAGGGACGACCTGCGTCTCAGTCGCGTATTATGATCTGACCGCGGGAACCGCCGTTGTCGGCGCCGATCTTGCTGCCGGACTAACGGGCCGCGCCGTATCCATCACCGCCGTTGGCAATGGCTGGTATCGCTGCTCGTTCACCTTCACCACCGTGGCCGGCAACACCGCGCTTCAAGTCGCTATCGGACTATGCACCGTCGTGTCCGGCACGGGTGACAACCGCTCCTATGTCGGGGTTGTGGGTCAGGGTATCTATGCCTGGGGTGTCCAGGTCGAAGCAGGCGCATTCGCCACGAGCTACATCGCAACGACAACCGCGGCGGTCACGCGCGCCCAGGATCAGTGCTATGCGGCCATCGGCGCTTGGTTCAATCCCAGCACCTATTCGCTGTCGGCCGACTTCGATACCGCAGTGCCGACCAGCTTCTATGCAGGGATCGGGGATAGCAACATCAACAACGGAACGTGGCTGACAAACACCGGGTTCACGCGCGCCGGCGGCGGTTCTGCTGCGGCGGTTGGCACCGTTACCGCGGGCGCCTCCAACAAGATGTGCGGCACGATCAACAATGCCACGTCGGTCGGCGTCTGCCTCAACGGGGGCGCAACAGGGTCCGCCGCGAACTCGTCGGCTGCGCAGACAACCGCAACATACCTATCAGTCGGCATGGGGCCGTGGGCGTTCGATCATGTCATCAATGGTCACGTCCGCCGCATCCGCTACTGGCCCCGTGTGCTGTCCGCCGCCGAACTGCAGTCAGTGACCACCTGATGGCCACCTCCATCACCTATCCCTTCAATTGCTTCATGGCGCTGATCGTGGCCGGCACTGAGGTATCGGGCGTCGGCTATGTGCGCCGTCCTGCCACGTTCGTGGAGACCGCAGAAGCCGGCTTCGCTGCCAACACTGCCAGCGTGCAGTGGCCAGCTTGCGGCTCCGACTGGGGCTTGATCGACACCGTCAACCTGTACGACGCGCTGACCGGCGGCAATCTGCTCTGCACCGAGCAGGCAACATCCGTTGTGCGCGGCAACATGTACGACGAGCTGCGCGTATCGGCGTCGGGCTATCAGGTCTACAGCGCGCCTGCGCCGCTGGGCTTCGGCACGTTCACCTGGGGCACCGGTCGGTATGCAACGTTTCACAATCTGGTGCCGCCAGGCAGCGGCCTGGGTTCCCCCTACGACGTGGGAGGCTATGGCGTCGGGCCGTATGAGATGACAAACCAGACGACGCTGCTGTTCCGCACCTTCGGCACCGTCGCGCTGTGCGGCAACACGCCCGGCGTCTGGGCGCCAGGCCCGTTCGATGTGGTGGCAGTATCATGAGCGAATACACGACGACCCCGAACCTCGGCCTGTTCAAGCCGAACTATGACATGGACGACGGCCAGTGGGGATTTCACCTAAATACAAACGCCGACGTGCTGGATGCGTTGCTTGGCTCCGGTGGCTTACCGTCCGGCCCGTGGCTGCCGCTAAAAGGAGGCACCGTATCCGGCACCGTCAGCATTGGCGCCGATCAGCCGAACCATATCACACTGGCCGGCGGCGCGGCCGGATCGCCAGCGACAATCACAACGCCATCCGGGTCCAACGGCAGCCTCGCTATCGTGCCGGACCTGCAAGGCGGGCTGCATATCAATCTGTGGCGCAGTTACCCCGACGCCGCCGCAACCCAGCCAGAACTCTGCCGTTTCGATTATTTGATGCAGGGCACCAATAGCAGCAGTGGCAACAGTGCAGGCTACAGTGCCGAGGTCCACTCGATCAATGCCGATACCGTAGCGGGCAGTGGGGCTGGATACTTTTCCTTCTTAGGCGGCCCCCAGGCGGGGGCAGGGGGAGGCCGTACTGGCCTGGGTATTCACTTTCAGCAAAGCGGCGCGACCACGATCGGCTCCGGTAACTTCTATGTCGGCAATGCAACCGGCGTCTATGCCGCTCACAACGGCGGCGGCGCCTCGGCCACGCCGATGGGCGGCGTGTTTGCCTCGAATGACATCGTGATCCTGCAAAACGGCGCGACCTACTGGGAAGAGGTCTGCGGCTACGAACTGGATGTCGGCACAGAGACCGGCGCCACCTGTTCGTCGAAACACGGCATGAAGGTTAATCTTTGGGCCAGTGATGCCGTGTCGGGCACCAAAGGTAAGGATAGCGCCTACAGCACAAGCGCAACCGCAACCACGGGGCCAACATCCGGTTGGGATGTCGGGTTTGCAGTGGGTGATTGCTACGGTTACTGGCCGATGAAGACCACCGGCACAATCATAGGCACCGTCGTGGGCAATACGACAGGGGCACCAGCCTTTGCCTGCGCGTGGGGCATCGACTTTAGCGCTGTCACCTTCAGCGGTGGCCTGATCCGCGGTCCTGGTGGCGTGAGCTGGACCATGGGCAGCGCAGCGCCGGCGTCTGTACAGCCGGTCGGCTCGCTCTATTCCCGCACAGGCGGCGCAGTCGGCGCCACGCTCTACGTCTCACGAGGTGGCGGCACCTGGGCTGCGGTGGCGGGTGTCTGACATGGACATGCAGCCGATCGAACCCAACCGCCCGCTGTCCGCCACGCTCACCGCCGAGCAGTGGAACGTGGTGATGTTCGTCATGCGCAAGCATCCACTGCCGTTCGAGGTCAGCGCACCGATCATCGACAGCGTGGGGCAGCAGTTGCAGCGCCAGACGCAGCCACAGCCGCAGTGGGACATGCAGACCGAGCGCACCATTCCAGACGGAGCATAGGAGGCAACGATGGCCACATTCGCCGGCTCGATGTCCAACACTGCGCAGCCCAACCCGCAATGGGTGGCATGCAGCGGCCAGCCGCTCTACGTGCTCGATGCCAAGCAGCCAACGCGCACCAAGGGCGTGCTGAGCGAAGGTAACCGCCAGGATTATCTACGCCAGGTCGGATGGCAGGGGCGTCGCCGCGGCCTCGGCCCCCTTGGCTGGCTGATCCTGATGCCATTTGATGCTGGCGCCACCTGGAAGATTTCCACTGCTGACGATCCCGTTGAAACAGCGCTGACGCCGCCCATCCCCTGGCCTGGCAAGCCGCCAGCGGGCATCCGTTAGAGGCCTGGGATGTTGAGTTGAGCACCTTGGCCATTCTTTGTCCGATCCAGGTAGGCCGCCAGCATTCTAAGGCGTTGGGGATCGTCATCGACGAAACCGAGCGCGCGATTGCAGCCATTGCACAGCCATCCACGGAAGTGATTGGTCCGGTGACAGTGATCAAACACGATCATGCCGCGATTTCCTCCACATACATCGCAGCAGTCCGGTTTTGGTCTGGCTGCCAGCAGTTCAAGGTTGCGGACATGGTTGTGCTTCGTGAGCTTATTACGTGTCTTGTGCGCATAAGTATGTTTGCCTCTCGCAGCATAGCCTGCGCGCTGGGCCTCGTTGATCTTGCCCCTATTCGAGGCTCGATATTTCTGCATATACGCGGTTTTCTTGGCGCGAGTTTCCTCGACCGTTTTAGGAACGCGAGGAGCCTTCGGCTGTTTAGCCTTCCACTTCCTGATATAGGCACTCAGGTGCGGCCGGTAACGGTATGGGGTATCTGGCATCAGCTTCGATCCTTCTCGCAAAGGTTCGGGGTTAGGGGCGGCAGTGGTGCTCGCTACACCTCTGTCGTCCCGCACTATAGCGGACGGAGCGCAGCGCTGTCATGAGCGACACCACCACCCCGAACTACGGTTTCGATTTACCAACAGTTGGAGCCTCGCAAGATACGTGGGGTGGCAAGTTGAACGCTAACTGGGTGGCAGCCGACAGCGCCATCCACACCCTGGCATCCGGCTATCTGCCGGTCACCGGGGGCATAGTCGCTGGCAATCTCCAGGTGAACGGCACGCTGGGTGTCAGTGGCACCCTGAACGCTGCCGGTAACGTTGTCGCTGGCGGCGCACTGACCGCAGGCGCTGCCACGATTGGATCAGGCGGCCTGACCGTCAATGGCAACGCAGGTATCACCGGCACCGTGAACGCTGCAGCTGGCGCGTTCACCGGCACCCTGACCGGCAATACGGCAACCTTCTCCGGTCAGGTGAGTGCCAGCAGTTTCAACAGCACAAGCGGTACTTTCTCAGTTGCCCCCAACTACTACCTGGGGCGCTCCACCAGCGATGGCGCCTGGCGGTTCGTTGAGGGCGGCACCACCAACGCCACGATCGATACCAGCGGCAACATCACCGTGCGCGGCAACCTCTACGGCACCATCATCCAGGCCACAGGCGCAGTCCAGGCGCGAGGCGGCCAGACCTTCATGGGTGCCGGCGGCACTGGTGTCGCCTTCCAGTTCTCGCCGTCATGGTATCTCGACTTTAACGCCACCACCGGCACGCTGCAGTACGTGACGACCGGCGGCAACTTCTTCGTGGCGCGTACCAGTGACTTCCTGTTCTTCAACAACATCGGGCAGATCGGTGGCCACGGCGCCTACGCCGACATCTCCGACGCGCGCAGCAAGTCATCCATCGAGGACTCGGCCCTGGGGTTGGATGCTGTTCTGCGCCTGCGCCCCGTCAGCTTTCAGCGCACTCGGCGCGATGCCGATACGAGGCCTCCCAGGACTGAACTGGGGTTTGTCGCGCAGGAGGTGGCCGAGGTCATCCCGGAAGCCGTCCAGGCAATCGGCATGGAACTGCACGATGGTAGCGGCGGCCATGACAGCGACCAGCCATCGCTGGCGCTCACCACCACCGCCATCATCGCGGCACTGGTCAACGCCGTGAAGGAACTCACGGAGCGCGTGGCGTCCTTGGAGATCCAGCGTGCCTAGGCTCACCCAGTCACCGCCGCCCGGCATCGTGAGGCAGTCAACCTCCGAAGCCACATCCGGACATTGGTTCGATAGCAACAACATACGCTGGCGTGGCGGCGTGCTGACGCCCGTGGGCGGCAATGCTCTGCTGCAGGGCACCGCGGTGTCCAACACCCCGCGCGATGTCCTCACCTGGCACGACAACAGCTATCAGCGCTGGGCAGCGTATGGCACCGATACCAAGCTGTGGGCGTATTGCTTCGATACTGGGACCAGCTACGACATCACCCCCACGGGGGCGCCCCCGATCCTGCCTCCCGGCTATCCCTCGGGCTATGGCCTCGGGTTCTACGGTGACAGCATCTACGGCATCAGCAGCGCCAGCGGCGGCCCGATCGGACCACCCGGCATCCTCGGCCATATCACCGACTGGTGGTCGATGGACACGTTCGGTGAGCTGCTCGTGGTGGTGCCGACTCAGGACGGTCACCTGTATTCGTGGAACCCCACGACACCCACCGTTCACGCCACACAGGTGCTCAATGCGCCCACCGGCAACCGCGGCGTCATCGTCACCGATCAGAGGCAGGTGGTGTTGTATGGCGCTGGTGGCGATCCGCGTAGCATCGCCTGGTCCGATCAGGAGGATATGACGGTCTGGACGCCAGGCGTGACCAACCTCGCCGGCTCCAAGCAGCTCGTCACCAACGCCCATGCGCTGACCGCCTGCAAGGTGGCTGCTGGGATTTTGTTGTTTACAACGAACGACGTTCACTTGATGACCTACGTCGGGCCTCCCTATGCGTATGGCATCAATCAGATTGCGGCTGGCTGCGGCCCGATATCGCCGCGCGCGGTGGCAGGCGCTGGCGGCTTTGTCGCCTGGATGAGCCTGCAGAACTTCTGGCTCTACAACGGCAACGTGCAGGTGCTGGGCTGCGATGTGAAGAACTGGTTCTTCAGCGTGCTGAACGCCGGCAGCATCGGCCGGCTGTTCGGCTCGGCCAATCCGCAGTTCGCTGAAATCTGGTGGGACTGGCCGGATGAGAACTCGTCCGGTGAATGCAACCGCTACATCGCGATGAACTACTCAGGCGTATTGCCCGGCGTCTATTCAGGCCAGGCCGGTTCGGTGGCGGGCTACTGGCTGCTGGGTCGACGCGCACGCACCGCGGGTGATCGCATCGGCACACTGGACTACCCGATCCTGGGCGGCCTGGGGCCCGACGGCACGGGCGGCGCGCTCTATCAGCACGAGACCGGCTGGACCGACAACGGCGCACCGCGCGCCAGTGCCGGTGAGGTGTTCGTGGAGAGCGGCAGCATCAACCAGGGCGAGGGGGATATTCGTTTCGCGGTCAAGCAACTGGTGTTCGATAGCACGACCGATCCGGTGCTGGCGGCCAACTTTGGGTTCAGGTTCCTGGCGAAAGAGCAGCCGTGGGACAGCGTGGAAACAGAGACTGGGTTGTACACCTCCATCCATGGAGGTTTGATGGATACCAGGGTCAGCGGCCGCAGCATTCGGATGCGGCTTGAGGCGACGGCTGATGCCCCGTTCTCGGTCGGGCGCACGCGGATCGATCTGGCCAAGGCGGGGAAGCGCTAGATGGTTGCCACACTCCGACATCCCGCAGCGCCGTTCAGTGCCCCGCTCTCGGGCGACATCAACCAGCGGCTGGCGCAGATCGCGGACGCATTGAACCGCAAGGCCGATGCCAATGGCGCGACGGTGTTTCCGTTCATCGGATTAACCTCGCCAAATGGGACGACATGGAAGATATCGATCGATGATACCGGGGCGCTTCATTTCGACGCGGTGCCGCGATGAGTTTGAGCGGGGGCGAGAAGGCGTGGAGACTGCAGAAGGCGCTGGACTGCGGCGGCCACGCAACGCACCGCATCGAAGACGTAGTGCGGATGCTGAAGGCCGGCGAGGCCCAGCTGTGGGAACAGGGTGACGGCTGCATCATCACCGAGATACAGTCGTTCCCGCTCGGCAAGTCGGTTTACTACTGGCTGATCTTTGGCGGGCTGCACGACTGCCTGGCGCTTGAGCCGACCATCGACGTGTGGGCCCGCGAGCAGGGCTGCATCGCTGCCACTGCGATGGGCCGCAAGGGGTGGGGCAGAGTTGCCCATGCCTCTGGGTGGCGACCGCATTTCCCGACGTTCTACAAGTCGCTGGTGGCTCCCGATGGCACGTAAGGCGCAAGGCCTGCTCGGCACGCTGCCGGAACCGGTGGCCGATGTGGCGGCGCAGATCGGCGCAGTCGCGGATCCGCGCAGTCCCAAGACCTCGGCTTTCATGGCCAAGGGCACCAAGGTGCCGCGCACGCTGCCGGCGGGACTGGTAAAGGCCGCGCGGCCCGAGGGCACGCTGGTGACCAACTCGCCGGCGCAGGCCAAGCAGTTCGCCAAGGCGCGCACGGTGAATGATGGGCATTTGGCGAAGCAGCTCGGCTACCCCGAGAGCAAGCGGCATGCGATTGCATCAGGGGCTCCGCGTGTCGTGCAGGGACGCACGACATCGGGGGCGGTGGCTCATGAGAGCGTCGCCAGCCCGGCCGGCACGCGTGCCGCGGTGCGCGCTGCGGCGGCTGCGGTGCCTGGCGGCCGGGTCGTGGTGATGTCGCCACTCGGTGCGCTGTTCCGTCGCGCCGTCATGAAACGAGGCTGACATGAGATTCAACGAAGGCGGCCAGATTGACCACCTGGCATTCGGTGGCGTCTACAAGAGCAAGGGCGGTAGCCAGCAGACCACGCAGCAAGGCACCACCGACACGTCAGGCACCTCGTCGACGCAGCTGCCGTCGTGGCTCACCGGCGCGGCACAGCAGGCTGTCGGCACCGCACAGACGCTGTCGCAAGACCCCAACCTGTTCAATCCCTATCCAGGCCAGCAAGTCGCTGACCTGTCGCCCGGCCAACAGCAGGGCTTTGCCTACGGCACCAATGCCGGCCCGGACCAGATGGCGCGGCAGATCGGCGGCACCACAGGAGACATCTACAGCGCCATCAGCGGCATGGCATTGCCGCAGCAACAGCAATACATCCAGCAGGGACTGGGGCAGGCGCAGGGACTGCTCGGGGGATGGGCCGGGCAGGGACCGGCCAGCGCGCAATCCGTCGCGCAGGACGCCCAGTCGATGATGTCGCCCTACACCCAGGCGGTCATCGATCCGACGCTGGCGTTGGGGCGCCAGGCGCTGGCGCAGAACCTGCAGCAAGTAGGCGCGAATGCGAACCAAGCCGGCGCGTTCGGCGGCTCGCGCCAGGGCGTCATGGAGGGCATGGCGCAGGCGCAGGGCGCGCTCAATGAGCAAAATGTCCTCGGCAACCTGCTGAACACCGGCTACGGCCAGGCGCTGACCCAGGCGGGCAACCTCGCCAATACCCGGCAGCAGCTCGGGGAGGGTGCGGCAAGCAGCCTGGCGTCGATGTATGGCACGGCCGGCGGCCAGATGGCGGGCTACGGGCAGGCCGACCTCACCAACGCGTTGCAGACCGGCTCGGGACTGCCGCAGCAGTATCTGCAGAACCTGCTCGGCATCGGCGGCCTGCAGCAGAGCCAGCAGCAGGCGGGGCTGAATACGCAGATGAGCAACTATTACGCCCGGCAACAGCAGCCGGTCCAAAATCTGGATCTATTGTTGAGTGCCGTCAGTGGCGTGCCCTACGGCACCACGGGGCAGACCACTGGCACCGGGCAGACATCGGGCACCACGACGGGCACCACGACGCCATCAACGGTGGATCAGATCGGCGGCTACCTGGGGCTGATCAGCAAGGTGGCGTCCATCGGCGGCGCGGCAGCGGGGATATAAGCGATGAGTGGCGCATGGGATCTATCGGCACTCGGCGGCGGCGGCGATACCTCTGGGGCTTGGGATCTCTCATCAGGCAGCGGATCAGGAACTGGCGGCGGCATGGACTTCACATCCATTGCCAAGGCGCTGGGGCAGGCTGGCGGCCAACAGCAGGCGCAGAAGCCAGCCGTATCCAACCTGCCCCCCGGGGCACCGGCAGCGGCGGGGCAAGCGGCATCGGCTGCCTACAGCGGCAACCCGGCGTCGATGAACGCCCTGGTGCAGATGCTGATGGCGCGCGTGCAGGCGCTGCGGGATGCCAGCAACCCGGCGACCGCACGCCCGGTCAACCTCCAGGGCGGTGGCAAAACCAGCGGCCTGCTCGGACTCTAGGGGGCGGATATGGCAACACCTGACACCTGGGATCTGGCGCAGACGGACGCGCCACCGCCGCCACCTCCAAGCGCTGCGCCAGCGGCAGCAGCCGATCCAACGTCGGACTACATCAGGCAGCAACTCGCGCTGCTCCAGGCGCCGTTGCCTTCGGTGCAGCCCGACACCACACCGGTCAAGCGCGGCTGGCTGTCGCTGCTGGGCGAGGCGATTGGTGGCGGCCCACAGACCGACGCGATGTCACCGGCACAGCGGGAGCGCGCCGGGCTACGGGCGCTGGGCGACTTCGGCACGAGCCTGATGGCGGGATCTGGCTACTATCCAGGTAAGCCGATGTTCGGCGGCCTGGCGCAAGGGTTCGAGGGGGCATCGCGGAGCGAAGCTGGTTCCGAGCAACAGGCGGCGTCCTATCTCGGCGCGCAGCAGAACTGGCAGATGGAGCGGCAGAAGCTGCAGATGGAGCGGCTCAAGGAGGCGCTGCCGCTGCTGCAGATGCAGGCCGGTGCGAACATTCCCAACCCGCTGCTCGCGAATGCCCCCGTCGTGCCGGGAACCGCGGGCGGCGCTGGGAAGCCAGGCGGGGGCGGCATCGCCCTCGGCATGCGGCAGAACAACCCGCTGAACCTGACCTTTGCCGGGCAGCCAGGCGCGCAGCCAGGACCGGGCAACCGTTTCGCCACGTTCTCCGATCTTCCGAGCGGCGTTGCGGCAACAGCAGATCAGCTCGCGCTCTACCAGACACAGCACGGCATCAACACGGTGCAGGACGCGGTCAAGCGCTGGGTCAGCGATCCGAAGGCCGACCTGACCAGCTACACGGCCGATGTCGCGAATGCCCTCGGCGTCAAGCCGACCGACAAGATCGATCTCACCGACCCCACCGTGCAGCAGAAGTTCATCCTCGCTGCTCAACCCCACGAGAGCGGCGGCGGCGGTGCGGTGCTCAATCCGGCCGACGTGGCGAAGGGCGTGCAACTGGCGGCCGCCAACCGGGGCCAGACGGTCCAGGCGCCCCCTGCGCCGTATCAGGTGGCCGGGAAGACTGTGGCGCCTCCCAGCGGCTCTACGACGGCGCCCGCCGCAACGCCTCCACCCCCGGGCCAGACGCCGCCAGCGGCACCCACGACGACAGCGGACGCCACACCACCAGCGCCCGCCGGGCAGCTGACGTTAGAGCAGTTCCAGGCGCAGCATCCGATCGCCATCAACGCCGCCGATTACACGGTCACTCCGCCCGGTCTGGCCGAGGCCAGGGCAGCGCAGGCCGCAGCAGCGCAGCAGTTGTCGCTGGCGCGCGCAGGCCGCGGCGGCGATCCCAACAAGTCGCTGTCCGACTACAACACCGCCACCCAGGCGGTGAACAAGCTGCAGCAGGATGCGCAGGCCAAGTCACTGGAGCTGCAGCAGGCCGCGCAGAAGAACGCGCTGGATACCCAGCGGCAGCTGTATGAAGCTGAGATGACCCGCCGGCAGGGGGATGAGAAAGCCGCAGCGGATCGTGCGCACGCCATCGAACTGGCCAAGCTCAATGCAGATCTGACGCGCCAGACCAACAAAGACACAGTCGTTAACACAACCAACCAGAAGGGACTGGAGACGGCGCAGCAAGAGCAGCACGATACCGGCAACATCGTTGCCCAGTTGGATGGCTTCCGCGCGCTCTCGGATAATGTCGAGCAACCTAAGCTCTGGCAGAATGTGTCGCTGCCAGGAATGAAGGCGACCATCGCCGAGACGCTGGGAAGCCTTGGCCTGCCGCTATCGGACACCGGAGCTGTGCAGTTGCTGCGCAGCGGCATCAATGGCCTGGTGTCCACGTTGCGCCAGGGCATGCCGATGGGTTCGTTGTCGGACACCGATTTAAAATTCATCGAGCGGCTGGGACCGACCGAATGGATGGACAAGGACACCAGGTCGGCGGTGGTTGGCTACCTTAAGCAGGCATACCAGGCAAAGAACCGTTTTGCCTTTGATGTGCAGAAGGAAATGAGCCGCGGTAAGAGCTACGGCGACGCCCTCGATGCCGCCAACCAGAACCGCAAGCCGTTCGTCCCTGCGGTCCCCGCAGAATTGAGCGCGCACTGGACCGATCCAGACCCGAACTGGGCGCAGCAGCGCCTGAAGTGGGCGCAGGATAATGATATCCGGCCCGGCACGCTTTATCACCTCAACAACGGCGCCGTGATGGTGGCGAAATCGCCTCCTCAGCAGGGGCAACGCTAATGGCTGGAGAGCCTTACGACCCCGGCGCCAACTCGGTAATGGCGGTGCCCGGCAGATCGACCGACGACACCACCTATACCGACCCTGGTGGCGCAACGCCGCAGCAGCAGCCGGCGAAAATCCTCGACACCTCGTTCCAGCGGGTGCCGACCAACGAGCAGCCATCAGGCAGCGTCTGGGGCGGCGTCAGCACGTTCCTACGGGCGCTTGACGAGGGCGCCGGCTTCGACACCACGGCAGCCGCCAACACGCCACCGCCCCCTCGTGCCGACCATCCATGGGCAACGGTGATCGGGCAGGATCTGGCCAAGGCTGCCGGCGTGGTCGGCGGCATGGCCAAGGGATTGAGCTTCGGTCTGGCGCCGCGCCTCGACCGCGCTATTGCCACCCCAGGACAACAGCTGGACGAGCTGCCGCAAGCAAAGTTTGAGGCGAACAGCCCCGAACTGCAGACCGGCGCGGAAATCGTCGGGGCGCTGCCCACCGCGGCGATCGGTGAAGGCGCGCTCACACGGCTGATCCCGGCGGCCACACGCCCCGGCATCGTCGGCCGCGCCCTGGACATCGGTGGCCAGACAACGCGCGGCGGCATTATCGGCGGGACGGCCGGCGCCGGCATGAATGAGGCAGACCCGGTCTCGGGCGGCCTCGCAGGCGCCACAGCCGGCGCAGCCATCCCGTTGGGCCTCGGCGCCGCGGGCTTAATCGGCCGCCCGCTGATCGACGCAGTGACCGCCAGGCTGGTTCCTGGGGAGGCGTCTCGTCAGGCAGCAGCCAAGATAGCCCAGGCGTTCAATCGCGACATGATCACAGCCGACCAGGCGCGGGATGCCCTGGCACGCCTCGGCCCCCTCGGGGGCCTGATCGATGCCGGTGGCGCCAACGTGACGGGTCTTGGCGAAGCGATGGCCAGCCAGCCTGGCACCAATCGGCAGATTGCCAAGGATTTTCTGGAAACGCGCATGGAGGGGGCGCCGACCCGGATCAATGCCGCGATCAATGCCGCCACCGGCAATCCGGCGAATTTCCACGCCACGATGAACAACCTGGCCGACCTACGCTCCACCAACGCGGCGCCGCTCTACGAACAAGCCTTCAGCAAGCCGGCCGGGATGACTGACAACATAAAGGGGATGCTGGACGATCCTGTTGCACAGCAGGGTCTTAAGGAAGGCTTGGAAATCCAGCGGATCGCTAACTCTGCCCGCATCGGGCGCGGCGAGGCGCCGCTGCCGACGACCGATCCGGCCATCCAATACGACGCCAACGGCGTGCCGCGCATTGTCGGCGTGCCGAACATGCGCAGCCTTGATGCCGTCAAGCAGGGCATGGATGCGATCATCGAGGCCGCCCGCAGCGACGTAACCGGCCAAGTCGCCTGGACCCCAAAACTGCGCGAGATCGATGGTCTGCGGCGCGCTTGGGTCTCGGCGCTCGACCAGAACAACCCGGAATACGCCGCAGCTCGGGCCGCCTGGGCCGGTCCGTCAGAAGCGCGCGACGCCATGGAGATGGGCCGGCACATCCTAAGCAACGACCCCGAGGTGACGGCTGAGACGGTTGCCAGGCTGTCGGACGGCAATAAGGATTTTTTCCGCGCCGGCGTTGCGCGGGCGCTGAAGGACAGGGTGGACGCGACGCAGGAAGGTGCGGATGCGACGCGAAAGATTTTCGGCAACACACTGATCCGCAACAAGATCGCTGCTGGCTTCGGTGATGATGCCACGTTCAACCAGTTCCGTTCGACAATGGAAAACGAAGGGACGTTCGCCCAAACCCGCAACGAGGTGCTGAAAAACTCGGCCACAGCCAGGCGGATTGCTGCTCAGCAGGATGTGGACCTCGGCACGCCGCTCACACTGTTGGCGACCGGCCACCCATTGCCCGCAGCTGTCAGCCTGCTGCGGCAAGGGGCGCGGGCCAATCCCGCGATGGATACCGACCCAGTGCGGGCACAGATCGCGCAACAGCTATTCAGCCAGCCTGGCCAGCAACAAGCCAACCCCTATTTTCAGGCGCTGCAGTCGGCGCAGAGCCGGCTGATGACCCCGTGGGTGCGGGTGCCCGCCGGTATCACCGGAGCGATCCAGGCAGCCCAGCCACCACCCCGGCAACCCCAGCGCGGTGGCCTGCTGGGTCAGTAGTAGGGGCCGAAGTAGGAGCCGACTGGGCGACGGGCGTGGCGCTGTTCAAGCTTGTACCGCGCGATGGCGCGGTAGTGAGCCTCGATCGCCAGTATCCTCTCCATCGGGCGAGCGGGCCCGGTGCAGGCTTGGTACACCACCCAGGCAGGGCCGCCGATAATCACCGCCAACAACAGGAGGGCGATGCCGAGGCTAATGAGGATGTCCATCACATCGATCCAATCACAGTGGATGAGGCGGCGCTCATAGCCAACGGAACCCGTGCGCCATAACGCCGAGGATCGCGGCCGTGCCCGCCAGGTAAAGACCGAGTAACCAGCGGAAGTCACGGTCCTGCTGAACGCGTATCTCGCGAACGTCGGTGCGCATTTCGCCGAGGATAGCCTCGGTGCTACGGGAGATTTGCTCCAGAACGGCGGTTCTGCTTTCGATGTTGTCAGCCACGATCGAGGTTTCCTCTCGGTTGGGGGTAGGGCGGGAGCGGCTTCCGAGGGCTGCTCCCGCCCGAATTGTATCAGGC